TTGAGTGATGCACATAAAAATTTCTTCCGTCACTACCTGAACCTGATGTGCTATAATTAGTGTTTCCCATAGCTGATGTATATGTAACAGTATATGTTCCAGTGCCATTGTCTGTAGCACTAGCAAAATTAAAATTATCTCTTAATCCAAAAGATGAGCCATTTAAATTACCCCATGCTTTCAATGTACCCTGATTAATGGTACTCATTGCAGTAGAATTATTACTACTTGCATCTGTTAATGTGTTTACTCTTAATATACTAGCCATTATGCGAGGTCTCCGTGAATTACTGTGGTGTTTGAAGTCATGTCAATATTTGTATAAGTAGAACCAGAACTATTATATCTAACATCAAAGTAGGCAACACTCGTTATATCTGGTACTCCAGTACCCCCACCATCTTCTCTATTTGTACCAATCACTCTGTAAAAACCAGAGGTAATATTTGTAGAGTAATTAGCATTTGCCATATTATTTGAATGATTTTGATTAAATACACCAGTGCTTACATCTGTTACTGATGAAACATTGTGGCTATCGTCTGCAGTAGTATTATCTTGGTCAAATTTTAACCAACCCTTAGCCAACCCTTGTTGCAGATTAGTTGTTGTACTATTGCCTTCACCTGTAACGTCTATGCTACCTGCTGTGGTTACACCTGTGAGTGTATCTACTTTTAATTGTGATGCCATTATGCTAAATCTCCAAAACCAGATGCCGCACAACAAGAACTGTCATGATTAGCGTTTGAACCATTAAAACAATAAAGGTTTATTGTGCTTGTCGTACCATTGTTTTGTACAATGGATTGGTCTCCATTAGCACCATCACCTACATTGAAGTGTGCTACAATAGAAACGTTCGTAAAGGCATTGCTTAAATTGCAAGTCGTATTTCCTGTTCCTACGTCAGTTAGACTGCTAATGTTAAAACTCATATTATTGTTTACGGCTGTGCTACTTACTGTTGTAAAATGAACCCAAGCCTTTGCCAACCCTTTCACAGTATTTGTTGTAGCATTACCACCTTCAGATACAGTTACAGCATTGTTTGCTATCTTTACATTCGTGCCACCTGACCCTGCTTTATCTACAATGGTGTCTACATTTAA